ATAACTGACTCATGATTATCTATTCAACTGTGTGCTTCCAACTATTTATCAGACTACTTCAATACCAGAAACGCCTGTTCTGGTTCCTGCCTCAGCAGTGAAGTAGGAGTATTGCCACTCAACGGTGAACTCTTCGATCTGATCATTGCTATCATAAGCAAGATCGATTTGGGAAACGTTGGTTGGGAAGCAGTGATGTAGGGTGTAAGTTCTTAGAACTGAACCTTCCTCACTTGCATCTTTCTCAAGTTGATCAACCTTCAAGTTTGCCATATAACCTTCTGAGTTATTTGGAACAAACAGAGGAGCAGTGTTGCCCTCATGAGTGTTGATGTTGTTTGCCCACTGCTCGAAGAAAGCACGGAGTTTGAAGTCCTTATCATTGAAGAAGGTAGCAGTCCAAGTATCGAAGGTTCTGTCACCTGCGATCTTAACTGTTCTTCCACGGAAAGGAACTTCAATAACACCCAGGTTTGAACCTGGGAGTGCTGCTGACTTACAAAGAATGTTTGTAAGATTTTGATCCTCAGTTTGTAGAGCAATTGCCTGTGGGAACTGCACACCGATTAGGAACATATTTGGCTTTACGCCTTGTCCAATCGTGCTCAAAAACTGACTTACGTTTGACGATGCCATTAGTTTTTACCTCTGTGATGTTTTTTCTCTATTACTAATTATCTGCCGACAACTTCAGCAAACGAGACACCCGTTCTTGTAGCAGTTACAGTAACTGTTACATAGTTGATCGAGCGAGTTGGCTTCATGTAGAGTTCAGCAATAAACTCATTTCTGTCGATGACTTCAGGAGTATTGTTGCTTTCATCACAAATAACTAGATAGTCGGTAACACCTCTACGAGCTTGAACCTCTGCGAGGTATGAACCAATCGAAGCAGCAAATCCAGCACGAGTTGTGCTATCATTCTGTTCGAATAGAACTGCCTCAGCAAGTGCTCTTGCTCTCTTCTCAACATTGAGGAAGAGACGACGAACATTAATTCTGTCGAATGCAGAAGGTGAAGCGAGACCAGTCTTATCTCCAAAGAGAACAGGACCAGCGCCAGGTAGTGCAACGATTGGGTTGATTCTGTTGCTGTAAAGATCGTCTCTCTGTGCCTTGTTAGGATTGAAAGCGAGTTTTACAACATTCTGGAGACCGCCGCGATTTAGACCTGCTGGTGAGAACCAGTCGTCTAGAATTGCGGAAGTTGAAACACAGAGACCAGCAACATCACCGTTGCAACCGACATAACGATACTTATCGTTGAAGCGATCGTAGGTGTATTTGATGCCGCTATCTAGAACAACATAGGAAGAAGAACCAATGCCGTCGAAGAATGCGATGGTGTTTGCTAGTTGTGCAGCTGGAGCAAGAGCAGCGCCACCAGAAGTAGCAACTTGGTTGCCAACATATGGTGAGATGAATGCAATGCAATCTTTTCTGGTATTAGCAACAGATGCGACTGCAGTTGCCTTAGCAGCGGTGTCAACCTCGCTACCCATTGATCCGCCCATTAGAACGAAATCAATCTCTGTTACTTCGGTGTCACCAAATAGATCGTATGCTGCTTGAATTTCACCAGCAGTGTAAGAATAGTCATCAGTTCCACCAGATAGAGCACCACCAGCAGTTGGAAGAATTCTTGATAGTTCTAGTGGAGCAGCAGAAGTTGCACCGTAAGATGCAGCAGTGTCGCCAGGATCTTCACCAGCAGTTGTAACCTCTGCCGAAGATAGATCAACACCAGCATAAACATACTTGGAGAACTCGTTGATGTAGTCCTTCCAGTAAGTTGAATTTCCTTCTGGTGACTTACCATCGGATAGTTTTGAGAGATAGGTCATTCTCTCAAGGATGTTGTTGTTTGCTTCGTCAACAACAACGACATGAACTTCGTCATATGAAAGATAACGCTCAGCAGCAAATGCTGAAGTTCCAGGACGAGGAGCGATTGCTTTGTAAGTTAAACCAGTTGAAGCAATCTCGGTTGCGTTCCAATCTGAGTTGGTGAAAGCAACTGCCGTGTCGCCAGCAGCAGGATCTGGAGCAGCAGAACCCTTAATAATTCTGAAGGTGTTTGCATTAACAACTTCATAAACTTCGTGTCCAACTGCGGAATCATCGGTGTATGTGCCACCAACGGAAAGACCGTGAGCAGTTTTTGTGATGGTGTAATCTGGACCTCTATCAACGATAACAACACGAAGGTTGTTGCCGTCTGCACCAGCGTAACGAGCAGCGAACTTCTCGGAAGTTACACCAGCATCGAAAGCATCCTTGTCAGCGACAAGAACACCAGTGCCAGATTTTGTTGCGTTTAAAACTCCAGTTTCAGCACGGACAACTGCTAGTTGTCCACCGTAACGGAGGAACTCGGAAGCAACCAACCAATCAGCAGCATTTGCCTCAGCTGGTGTACCGAAAGTATCGATTAGTTCTCTCTCAGAACCAATTTTTGTAATTTTGCCTACAGGACCAGTGCGGAAGGTCGAAGCAACTGCGGCAACAATTGCCTGTGCTCCTACAACTA